TACATTGGGGCTTTACATCGGCTTTACATTGATGTTACATTGGGGCCCGATTCTGGACGATTTTAGGGGACTGGATGGCGGCTTCGACATGGGCTCTCGGCGGGTGGATCGAGGCGGCATTTTTGTGGGACTGGATGGGTGATCCTTGACGGGTGGTTATTGGACGGCCCGGAATGGCTGAAAGGCTTGTTTTAAGGCGGTTTAAGGCAGTTTTGTAGGATGGCGGATGTGGCTATTATCTGAGTGTAGAAGTTCCATTATAACGGAAGTATGACGCCCTTGAAATGGAGTTGGAAGGTGGCTCGAAAGAGCTGCCTTTTTTTGTGCCTGGACGGGACGTTTTTGAGGGCTGGAGATTGAGTGTGAATGGAAGTTAATTGTGTTAAAACAGATGGTTTAGGGTTACATTTAGGGTTACGTTTAGGGTTACTTTTAGCTATGTATATGGTTGCATATTTATTCGTTTAGGGTTACATTTTTAGGGTTTTCGGCATACACAAGGGAAGTGGGGGAACATACCACTTTTCAAGAATCGAGGGCAATATTCATTAGATAGACACTAAGCAAAAACCACCCCCTTTCGAAATTACACCTTATTAATATATAAGGGAATCAGCTACTTATGAAGGGATTTGTGCGTTTTTAGGGGGTATCACCGCGAAAAATCACTCTTTTTGGGGTAAAATGGGGGTCACGGGAGGTCGCTCTGGTGGTCGCGGAGTGGTCGCCGGTTGTCACTCCGGAGGTCATTTCGATGGTCTGAGGATCCAGGTAGGTCGCTCAGGTGATCGGATAGTGATCGTGGTGATCGCTTCGAAGGTCGTTTCGATGGCCGGAGGATCCAGGGAGGTTAATCGGATGGTCGTCTGAAGATCACAAGTGGTCGCCAGCGGTCTTCATGGCTTCCATCAGGCGAGGATCGAGTGATGAGGAAGGCATGGTGTTGGGATAGAATGAGTGAGGGGAGATTCGCCATGACGGACGTGGGGTGGTGGTTCGAGTGGTTTTGGGAGGCGGTTCGAAGGGTGTTGGGAGGCGGTTCGAGCGGTGGCGACCATATTGCTGGGGTTAGCAATATGGTTGGGTGGAAGGACGTGGAGTTACTTGATGCTCCGAGGAGGGCCTTGACGAGGGTGATTTGTATGGCTTTGGCGCCTGATTGTCTCGATAGGAGCGCATTTTGGGTCGGGAATACAAAGTTTATGGTCAGCGGTCAGAATTGCCCTCAAAACGTTTGTGAATGGGTGCTCCAGCTATGTTTCGAGCCAACAATCAAGAAGAAAAATAAATTTTCTTAGAATTTTTTTTCAAAAAAAAGTTGTTTATATCGGGATTATGTAATATTTTTGTGGCGTGTTCATAAGTGAACGACCGCCAAAGATGGTAATAACGATGAATGGACACAAGATAATGGCGTTAATTTTAATCATTTGAAAACATGAGCAAAAACATGGAAACAAAAGAAAGGACAGAAGAGATGGCAATTCGGTGCTTGATTTACACCTGCGCGGCCATCAAGAACTACTCGGAGGCGATGGACGAAGTGGCCGCCGGCATCCGCAGTCAGTTCACGGAAGAAGAAATCAGCCAGACCCCCATCTGGCAGACCCTCTTAAATGCTCAAGCGAAAGTGAAGTCGCTTGTGGATGTGATGGAAGAAGCCATGAGCGGCGGATTGAAGTCCCAAGAAGCGGGGCTTACGGTGCCTGGGGTGGCTGCGACCGGAAGAATTTATCAGTCATGTATTAATTCTAAAGGATGAAGATTATGAATAATGATGACACTCTAATTAATTAGTTAAACAATTCGTTTGCAAAGACAATCATTTAAATCGAAAAACAATGGAAAAACGATTAACATGCACAAGAGCAGACCGCGAGACCCTGTCGAAGGTCTTCAACTGCACACAGAGAATGATCTATAAGGCCCTGACCTTTGAGAGCAACACCGACCTGGCCAAGCGCATCCGCAAGGCAGCCGTGGAACGCGGCAGCGTGGAGATAGCCGGCAATGTGATGGAGACCTTCCACGACATCGACAACGTGATGCGCCAGTACATGCCCAACGGGGCCGTGGTTGAATTCGACAAGAAGACCGGAGCCGGTGACGTAATCTTCCACGGTGAAGTGAAGGAACATTATGACCGCGTGATGATAGCCGATATCGCAGGCATCCAGCGCAGAGCTTCTATGCTCAGATAAGGAGGAAATATGGAATACTATAACGGAAAGCTATGTATCTCGATGAAGGAGCTGATCAAGGAAGGCATCATGAGTGAGGCCAACTACAAGCGCCTGGCATCGGCAGGACAGTTCCAACTGGCCCGCAACGGCAAGGGACTGGGCTGTTATGCATTGGTTGTAGTAGACACGTTACCCGACAGATTCAGAATGAAAGTGAACAAGACTTACCCCGACGGCCGCCAGATCGTTCTGGACGGCTGGGTACGCTCGAATTACGAGGTGGACCAGAACGCTGTGGTGTACTTCAACGACCGCAGTCAGACAGGCGTGGAAATGACGGAAGCCCGGAAACGCGAATGTGTGGTGAACGCCTCGGTGTTGAACTGCTGCATCAAACTGTATGAAAACAGCCTGATGATATCCAAACTGATGGGCCGTGCTTATGAATGGAGCATGATGGCCGCTACGATAGAGAGTCTGAGACAACAATTCGGCCACACATTGCCCTGCAGCACGCAGCGCTTCCGCAAGAAGGTGGCCGAATACAAGCGGGTGGGTTACGAATGCCTAATCAGCGGCAAGTTTGGCAACCAAAGCGCCCGCAAGGTGAGCCATCAGATAGAGCAACTGGTGCTGGGCCTGGCCATACAGACCAACCAGCCCTACCACAACAACGTATACGACTGGTACCTGGCCTTTATACGCGGCGAAATGGAAGTGTACGACCCCACGACCGGCGAAGCTTTCGACCCGAAGGACTTCACCGACAAGGACGGACGCCCGCAGGAGTTGAGCCAAAGCACCATCAACAACATCCTGAACTCGCCAAAAAACCAGATTCTGATCCGTGCCAAGCTGGACAGTTACACCACCTTCATGCACGAGACCATGCCGCACATGCACCGCCACAATGCCGAGTTCGCCCTGTCGAAAGTAACCATCGACGACCGCGACCTGCCGCGCAAGCTGAAGGACACCCGCATACGTCCGAAAGCCTACTATGCCTACGACATGGCCAGCATGTGTTGCATCGGCTTCGCCTACAACCGCAAGAAGAACACCGAACTGGTGGTGGACATGTTCCGCAACATGTTCCGCCTGCTCGACCGCCACGGATGGGGCTGCCCCGCCGAGATAGAGGTGGAGCACCACTTGCTGGAGCAATATGCCGGCGGATTCCTGAAGGCCGGAGAGGTGTTCCCCTATGTGCACTTCTGTGCCCCCACCAACTCTCAGGAGAAGGGAGCCGAGACATTCAACGGCGCCAAGAAACGCCGGATAGAGCACCGCAACCACGACGGCATCGGCCGTTTCTATGCCAAGAACAAGTGTTACCGCGTGGAAGCCAAGAAGGTGTTTGACGAAGCCAACGACACCTACGTGGACAAGCAATACTACACCTGGGAGGAACTGATTGCCGACGACCTGCAGGACATCATGCAGTTCAACAACTCGCTGCACCCGAACCAGAAGAAGTATCCGGGCATGACACGCTGGCAAGTGTTGGAGGCCAACATCAACCCCACGCTGCGCCCGCTGGACAAGGCCACCCTGGCCCGCTATATCGGTGAGAAGGTGCCCACCACCATCCGCAGGAACAGTTACTGCCGCGTGGCGCATGCCGACTGGTGGCTGAGCAGCACCCGCGTGCTGGAGCGGTTGGCACCCAACAATTACGAGGTGGATGCCTACTATATCCCCGACGAGAAAGGAGAAGCCAACGAGGTGTACATCTTTCAGGACGAGCGCCTGATAGACCAGCTGCAGAACATCGGTACCTATAGCACGGCCGCCGCTGAGCAGACCGAGGAAGACAAGCGCATCTTTGTGGAGCAAAGGAAGAAGGTGAGCGAGTTCCGCGGATATGTGAAGGAGCATTCCATCCTGCGGGTGGGGATGCTGGAGAGGAAACAACCCGTCGCGATGGACGAGTACGAAGAAGCGTTGGAGGTGACGCCCGTGGCCCGGGATGTAGGCCTGGACCTGCCGCCCTCCAGTTTCAGGGATTATGCGTCGGAAGGGGCGCAGCAGATTTAGAAAGGAATTGTAATACCATTCAAAATATGTTGGAAATATGTTAACGACAGAGATTAGAAACAAGATTCTGAGTGCGATTGAAGCCAACCGCGCCAATTATCCCAGCGACGCCAAGCACGCGGCCTCGCTTGGAATCAGTACGAGCGTGTACAGTGCCCTCCGCAACGGCAAGACCGACCGCATGATGAGCGATGCCAACTGGATAACGGTGGCCCGCCGGTTGGGAGTGAGCCTGCACGGCGGGATGGAATGGAAAGCCGCCAACACCGCCACCTTCCAGTTCATTACCTCCCAACTGGAACTGTGCCAGCAGAGTGCGCTGAGCGCCATCCTGTGCGACCAACCCAACATCGGCAAGACCTTCACCGCAAGGTTCTACGTAGCCGGACACGCCAACGCCGTGTACATCGACTGCTCGCAGGTGAAGACCAAACTGAAACTGATCCGTAAGATTGCCGGAGAGTTCGGCACCAGCAGCCGGGGCACCTACTCGGATGTGTATGAAGACCTGGTGTATTACCTGCGCTCGATCCCGAACCCCCTCATCATCCTGGACGAGGCCGGCGACCTGACTTACGAGGCCTTTCTGGAACTGAAGGCCCTATGGAACGCCACCGAGCGCTGCTGCGCCTGGTACATGATGGGTGCCGACGGACTGAAGGAGAAGATCAACCGCTCCATCGAGTGCAAGAAGGTGGGCTATACCGAAATGTTCAGCCGCTACGGCGACCGCTACAGCAAGGTGACGCCCGACGACGGCAAGGAGCGCCTGGCATTTATGATGGACCAGGCCCGCGTAGTGGCCAAGGTGAACGCGCCCGCAGGCACTGATATCAACACCCTGGTGCGCAAGACCCAAGGAGGACTGAGACGAGTATATACCGAAATAGAGAAACTGAAAAGCACTGATAGATGACAAAACGCGCCTACAGCCCTAAAGAAATACTTTTGAAAACCTACAAAACCATCCCCTGGGGCGGGGAGTGGCAACGGTGTTTTGGCTCACCGACAGTGAATGAAGTTTGGTTTATAAGTGGCCCGAGTGCCAGCGGGAAGAGTGGATTCACCATGCAGCTGGCCAAGGAACTCTGCAAGTATGGCGTCACCCTCTACATGAGTTACGAGGAAGGCGTGGGGCAATCGTTTCAGACGCGACTGGAGCGATTCCACATGCGGGATTGCCAGGGCAGATTCCGGGTGGCCGTAGATGATACCTTTGATGACCTTGTAGTAAGACTCAAGCGACCCAAAAGTGCGAAGTTCGTAATCGTAGACAGTTTCCAGGAATCCCGCTGGACCTATGAACAAGTGGAGAAGTTGATAGAACAGTTCCCTCAGAAGAGTTTCATCTTTATCTCGCAAGAGAGCAAGGGGCGCCCGATGGGCAAGCCTGCCGAACGGCTGAAGTACAAAGCCGGTGTGAAGATAAGAGTGGTAGGCTATGAAGCCGTGTGTCAGGGGCGATTCATTCCCGAGCCCGGTGCCAAGTTCAAAGTGTGGGAAGAAGGATTCATTAAAATCACTAATAATATAGAATGACATGGGAGAAGTAACCAATTTTGCAAGATTCTATCAGGCGTTCAATAGAATGCCTTACAGCGGCGACCGCGAGGAACTGAAGAAGCAAATCGTGCTTCAGTACACGTGGAACCGCACCGACAGCCTGCGCGAAATGAGCATGAAGGAATACCTGGAGTGCTGCGCCGGACTGGAGAAACTGATTGGCAAGGAGCCGGAGGCTGCGCAGCGCGAAGGCAACATGACCCGCGCTGAACGGGAAACGCTGCGGGCCAACCGCAGTCAGGCTCTGCACTGGATGCAGAAGTTAGGAATTGACACCGCCGACTGGGATTGCGTGAACCGCTTTTGCAAGAATCCCCGCATCGCCGGGAAACCTTTCAGAGAGATCACTACCCTTGAGTTGGTAAAGCTCGTGAACAAGTTGCGCGCCATTGACCGCAAGGGTGGTCTGAGGATCGTAGAAGAGAAACGCCGAGAGGGAATGGCCGTGAGATACAACATCACCGCTCCCTGCGGCGAAGCATAAGTTTCACCATTAAAAACATTATCATTATGACAGAACATCACAACGTAGTGGCCGAGAAGATCTGCGATGAAATCGTGGATCGACTGCAGAAGTTTAGCAATCTGGAACAGATCAGTATCTACAACGAGATACTGGAAAGAATCGACGACGAACTCCGCCTGGCGATGCAACAAGAGTATAACATCACCGATGAAGACTGGAATGATTGACCTTTTATAACTCACTAAAAAACAAACATCATGGCAAGAATCAAGAAAACAGTGGTGACAGGCGTCACCCGCGAGCAAGCCGAACAGGCTTTTGCCGACTATGCGTCGGCCGATGCCGCCGTGCAGGAAATCACGGCACGTATGGACCAGGAGATAACTCAGATCCGAGAGAAGTATGCCGACCAACTGGCTGAGTTGGGAGAGCAGCGCGCCAAGAGCTTCGAGACGATGCAATCCTTCGCCTTCGAGAACAAGGAGGCCCTCTTCACCAAGCGCAAGAGCGTGGAGAGCGCTCACGGCGTGTTCGGCTTCCGCACCGGCACTCCCAAACTGAAGACCCTGAAAGGCTTCACCTGGGCCGCCGTGACCAACCTGTGCAAGGAGTTGCTGCCCGAGTATATCCGCACCACAGAAGAGACCGCCAAGGACAAGTTGCTGGCCGACCGCGGCAAGGAGGAAGTGGCTGCCCTCTTCCCGAAGATAGGCATCGAGGTGGTGCAGGACGAGACTTTCTACATCGAACTGAAGAAAGAAGACGAAATGCCCAATGCAGCCACAGCCTGAATACACCATCGTACACCGTTTCAACCGCTTCCACATTTACCGGTGGAAGCGGCGGAACGGGAGTGCCACCGGCAGCCTGGTAGCCACGTTCACCGAGTTTGAGGATGCCCGCAAGGAACTGTACCGGCTGAACGGATGGAAGTATAAACCGAAAGACAAACCCCAAAACGAAAGACAATGAATTCAGCAGAACCCATAAAAACAGAGCGGTGCTACAAGCATCCGAAGATTACCCTCCGCCGCAAGTGTGCCGGTTCGGGCATCTACAGCCACATGGACGAGAACGACCGGAACGAAGTGTCAGAGACCTGCCCTGATTGTAACGGCAGCGGACGCCTGGTGGTGAGCGGCGTGATTGAACTGACCAAACAGCCTTACGTGCCCGGCACGATGCTGTACCGACAAATCCGGAATAAGGTATGACAGAAGGAAAGATGCAGCCTCTGTTCGGTCCGCAGAGAGTGGCCGTACAGATAGACGAATCGCTCACCACTGAGTTCCTGAGTTACTGGGTACGGTACGAAATGCCCGTCCCCATCACCTTCAGGAAAGCCAAGACGAAGGGATTGGCGGCCGTGACCTTCACGGTGGATCCCTCGGACTACCGCACCATGGAATTCATGCAGCGGGCCGTCTCGAAAACAGGTGGAAAGATATGGCGCCTGGACAAATGACGGAGAAAGAGCCTGAAAGAATCGTTGACTTTCAGGCTCTTTTTTTACTCAAAATGTGAAAAAAACTATGATTTAGATTGCGGAAATGCGTAATTTTTAGTAACTTTGTAGTTGAAATCATTCATCATTCAAATCTATGAGAAAAAGTGGAAAAATAGTAGGAAGAAGTTATCTCTACAGAGTGGAGGACGTGACCAGGATTTACGACGAGCACAGCCGTTCGGGGTTGAGTAACCGTGAAATCTTGCGCCGGTATATCTGGCCGAAGTACCACATCTGCGAGAAGACCTTCTACAATATCATCAACGCCAGTGCGGAGCCTCGCATCATCGAGGGGCTGCAGCGCATCAACACGCAGTTATCCCTTTTCTGACACCACCGATTCATCCATATTCAGTTCGTATACCGTCTCGTATACCTTGATACCCTTGGGCAAGGCCAGTCCCCGGCTGCGGCGGCGCACTAGCGGACTGCTGTTGTCAAAGCGCCAGCCGTGAATGACGGTGTTGAGGCGTTGCACGATGCGAGCGCGCTCCTCTGTGGCACTTTCTTGCTTGCTGCCGTAGAAAGTATCATCGTAACAATCAAACGCGATTCTGACAGAAAGGACGCCCTTGCCACGCTGCACGGTGGTCTTCATGGACTGCCATTCCGTTTCGGGTGTGCCGATAAGCACACAAGGGAATTGGACCGGATACTGGTCCTCGCCATACTGCAGGGCCTCCAGTTGACCGTAGTCCTCGTCGACCCAGTGCACATCTTCGCCCATGCTTTGGGCTATGTGCTGTTTCATTTCATTCAATAATGCTGCCATAACGTTAATTTTCTAACAGGTTCTTTAATTCTTGGTTGATTCGTTGCTCTATTTTCTCACTGAGTTCCCGGCTGGGGCCGATGAACTGGCGCTGCGGAATGTGTATCTGCAGGGATGTTTTCTTGGTCAGGGCAAGGCGCTTCCACATGGCGGCCTGCTCATTGTCGGCCGCCTGCGTGGCCTTGGACTTGCGGTTCTTCTTGCCGGTGCTGCTCTTCCCCTTGCCGGAAGTCTCGTAATACTTGGCCCAGGCGTAGCGCTTCATCTTGGGAGTGACGCTGACGTGGATGGTGCCGCCCTGATTGTGGATGGCGGCATAGGGTACCTCGTTGCTGATGGTGACGCTGGCGTTGCCGGGCGTGTACTTGATGCTGCTGAAGAGGTGGCGGCGGGACGAGAGCAGCGGGCCGTATTGCGAGGCGGCATTGTTGTAGCCGGAGCCTTGGCGCTTGGTGTCGGGCCACTTGTGGACGCCACCGTTCACGAAGCCGCCTTGGCGGAAGTTCTCTTGGAAGTGATCCTTCGCCATGCGGCCTACGATGATGGGGAGTTTCCTCCGGGCAAGCGTCTCAAGGTCGTGCTGCTTCGATTTTAATCGGTTTATGAATTCTTTTTCGTCCATTTCGATAAAAATTTTCTTTAATTCGCTTGTATATCAAATATTATTCGTATATTTGCAGTGGCACAAGCGTAATTTTACCCTAGGGCTCGCAAGGGACTAGGTGCAAGGCCAGGCCTCCGCAAGGGGGCCTTTTTTATAATGTGTAGTGACGTACATCGTCATCGCCCTTCAACACAACGTAGATGTTTTTTATTATAGGCTTAACGGGTGTGCCATTCTTATGCCATCTAAATAAGTATCGACCGATAGAAATCCGCATTTTCTTCTCATTAAACATTGAAGGATCGTGAAAGTATAGCATTAAAGAGTCCGCTTTTGTATCAACGTCTTCCCTGTTATTATACTTCCACAACTGCTGATGCTTAGATATCATTGCATTGCTATATAAACCTTTTCCGGTAATAGAACGGATATCCATCATCTTACCATCAAATTCTAGGTCTAGCGCTGATAAATAATTGCCATTAGCAGCTTTACCTCGCTCATCGCACAACTTAACCTTATGCCCTGAGTGGAATAGTTGATTTGTTACTTCGTTTTCCAAGTCTAAGCCGCTTAATCTTTCATCGCCAAAATAAGTTAGGTTGCCATTCCCACTAATATGCCCAATGTGAGTTGCCTTAATGCCACCTGTTTTCTTGTCGAATAAAACCTCCTTCCATTGCGGATCTCTGCTCAAATCTCTATAATCTTCTTTCGGACTTAGTTTAAATTTACCGCAACGCTCAATCGTTTTATCCGCATACTTACAGTTATAGCAGTTCTTCACTCGATTGGTGAATCCTTCCTTGCCTCCTTCATAGAAGTCGCACGACGCACAGTTCGCGGGAAAATACGGATGGCTATCCGAGAACGCCTTGGCGTCGGTGCCCGGATTATTCTCCAGCCCGTTCTGTGGCATATCGGAGGATGTTGCATCCGGAATCTGCGTGACCGGTTCATCGGTAGACGAGAGCGAGCACTTGCAGTTCCAGCGATCACCAGGGCGATGGTTACTCCAGAACGGGTCGCTGATGGGGCGCACAGTGCCCCAGAACACGCGATGGTCAGCACCCGGATGGGCGCTTGTGCTCGGCATCCACTTCAAGTTGGGCAGCACATCCTTCTCGCGTTCGAACTGTTGCCAGTCCGCCGCCTGATGGGCGCGAATCACCGCCGTATCGTATTCCGTCTGCAGCCAGCGTCCCACCTGGTGTGAGGAGATAGTTTGAACGTCGTTCGACCACTGTTCAAACGTCTTCAGTTTGCCGTTCGAATCGAGCAGCATACGGGCCATATCGTTCTGCATACGGTGCACCTTGAAGGCAGAGAACACATCGGTGTTGTGCTGCAGCTGCTCATAGAACGCCTCGTCAGTATCCGGCATGTTCGGCTCGTCATAGCCCTTGGCCACCGCCTCACGCAACACTGTGCGCACCTGCTCCCACATATCCGGGTCAATCTCTTGTTTAGGGTCGAACTTCCCCTCATAGAGACGGCGGAGAAACTTCGTCATCATCTCCTCGGTGAATCCGAACGATTCGCTGACGTCCTCCGCCTTCGCCTGCAGGGGCGAAACAGTGTCGCCCATGTAATCGATATCATCGAGGTCGGGGAGGTCGTAGAGTTCGTTCATCACCAGTCTAAAGCCCCGTTTTCTTGCTGCGGGGCGACTGCGAAAAAACTCTGCGCACGGTTCTGCGGATTCATGCCGAAGGGACTGAGCATACGGTTCTTCTCGGCCTGCTCCAGCAGTTCCTTCTTCAGGCGGTCGTAGTCGTCGGGCTTGTCGATGCTCAACTGCTCGTAGAGGTAGTCGTCGTCCATGGGGAGTTGGAACACCGTGCGGGCCTTCTCGAGGATGACGGCGCGGTTGGTCGTCTCGGTGGCGTCCTTGGGCTTGGCCACGGTGAACTCACCGCCCTGCGTGTGGATGCCCATCGATTCGAAGATATCCACCATATCATAGTTGAGCAGGTTGAGCACAAAGCGAAGGTCTTTCTGAAACAAGGCTTCCTCCACCTTGCTGTGCACCGTGCCCAGGGCTTGGGTGCCCGTCTCGCTGGCTTCGGTGGTGAGGGTGTTGCCCAGCACCGCCTTACTAATCTCCGCGTTACAGCGGTCCACCAGCCCCGAATAGAGGTCGTTACTGCCGGTCTTGTTGCCCGATTCGATGAACTCCAGGTTTGTGCCTTCCGGACAGAGGAACACGCTGGCGCCGCCCTGAGATTCCGCGTCGAGCATGGTGGCTTCGCGCGCCTCGGCATCGGCCGCGTCGTAAGTGTACTTGCGTACCGGCATGCCAAAGATTTCGGCAAACTGGGCCCAGTCGCCAAAGCCTCCCCGCTTGTGGATGACATAAGGCGCCGTGCGGGCCAGAATACCTAAAGGATCCTTGCTGCGGATCATCAGCAGGTCGGCATACTCGTCGAAGCTGGTGCCCGTGATATCCTCCTGGCGGTGCTTGATCAAGCGCAGCACGGGGTCGACATGCTTGCGGGGTACTTTATAGTAATTCACCCAGCCCTTCTCGTCGATGTAGAATTGCACCAGGGTGAATCCCCAGAACAGGGAATCGAGGGCGTCATCGATGAAGTCGAGAAACCAAGGACTGTCGATTTGCTCCTTGACGGCCTCGTCCACCTGCCCGTCGCGCAGGAAGGTGAACGGCAGGTTCAGCACACCCGCCTTGCGGTGCTCGATGGAGCCGGACAAGTGGGTATCGAGCAGCGTATCGGCATAGAGGTCGTAGAGTTTGGTGCGCCGGGTGAAGTCCACATCCTCGGCGTTATGGATGGCAGCCTTATAGTCCTGCAGGTCCAAGTCGAAGCGCTTGGGAGCGCTGAGCACGATGGTGCGTCCGGGGAAGAAGTTGCCTCCCTCGGTGATACGGTTGGGCGCCTTCCGCGACGAGCGGTTGGCGAAAGAAGGTATAATTCCGAATAGATTCATAATGCGTGATATTAATAATGGTTATGCCGTTTCGGATTGCTGCGCATCATCCACGGCGACTGTTGTTTCTGGGTATCGCTGTCGAGTGTGGGCGCTCCGTCCACACTGACCTGACGTTTGGCCACCTGCTTGAGCCACTCCACAGCCCGCTCGTAGCGGTCGACCCGCACCTGCGATATCTTCTGCGGATTGTGGATACAAAACAGATGGTACACGGTGATATCGATGGCCATCATCAGTACCAGCGGATGGCGGTCGGCGCCCTCGGCCGAGAAGATGGCATCCACATCGTAGCGCTCGCCGAGATAGCTGCGCATTTCGGAGATGGCACGGTCCTCGCAAATCTCCACGATGCTCTCGTCGCTACGTGTCAGGCTGTTCAGAATCTCGGCATGGATGCTGGCGTCGTAGTCTTCAGGATTGATAAACTTGCTCATAATCGATTATGGTTGCGGTTCCGTGTCGGGCGAAGCGTCACGACCGGTTCCAGTTGTTGTACTTTACGTTTCAATATTCTCAGTCCGCCCTCCACGCAGTCCGGTCCGTCGGCAGGGAACTTCAGGCGGAGCGTGAACAGTTTGAACTGGTCATCGAGGCGCTTCATGTGCGGGTCGTCCTTCTCGGCCTCGTTGAGGATCATGTTGCCCTCGCGGTTCAGCGGCTCCAGGTTCGCCTCGATACGTGTGGCCTTGTCGGTCTTGCGCTGCTCATCGGGCTGGATGAAGAGCTGGATGTGGCGTTCGCTACGCACCTTGGCCACCAGCGGCTTGAACACCTGCTGGAAGAAAGGATCCTGCAGTTTGTTGTTCTCCATGTAGCAGTAGACGGGCACCTTGCCGCCCACATATTCGAGCAGCTGCACATACCAGTCGATGAAGTCGGCATTCAGGCCGCGGTCCAGGCGCGCCTTGATGATATAGAGTTTCGCTCCCAGCATGCCCATGAGCATGCAGCTCTTGGTGGAGGAGTTCTTGGTGCGGTTCTCGCCCGGAGCAGGGTCGCCGTAGATAACCAGGAACCGGAACTTGGTGAGCGGCGGTATCCGGCCATACGTGAGTTCGCGGAACACCTCGCCTTCGGTGACGGGATTGTTGAAGTACTCGGTCTGTTGCGAGGCCGCACTGATCTTAGCCAACATCTCCTCGATCTTCGCCTCGGTGTTCTTCTCGGGCCACGTGCTCATGCCGTTCTTGTCGCGGATATTCACCACGTCCCAGTGGTCGGCCATGTGACCGGCACGCACCACGCAGCAGTCGCGGGCAATGATGTTGCCGCAGAAGATGGTGAGCAAGGGGATGGCCGGGTCGCGTGTAGGATACAGCGCCTTCTCCCACCATTCCCATCGCTTCTGCACGGAGTCGGGATTTCGAACCTCCTCATCGTCGTCGAAGTCGTCCACCAGAATCACGTCCGGACGGATGGCGCCGTTGCGGCTACCACGTGGAGCGTTGCCGGCACCCACGCCACGGAAGGCACAGCCGCACTTGGCCACGAACTCATCCGCAGCCCAACTGCCCGGCGTGACCTGCGTACCGTAGTAGGCACGAATCAAAGGATTCTCCTCGAAAGCCTTCTTGTAAGGCTCGAGCAGGCGGAGCGCACTGTCCTGCGTGGCGCTGGCCAGGATGACGTTCTTCTTCTTGCCGGTCAGAGCCAGGAACATCACGATGAACATCACCGTGGTACTCTTGGCCAGGCTTCGCGCCCAACTGAGCACCTCGAACCATTCCCCGCGCTGCGTACATCGGCGGATGACCTGACGGTGGAAGGGAGCGAACTCGTACATGGCATAGTCGGGAAAGAAGAACTTGATCCACTCCAAAGGATCCTTCTCGAGGCGTTCCCGCTCCTTCATAATCTCGGCCTGCGACACGTTCACCTGTGCGGTGACGCGCATGCCCCGCTCGAAGAAGACGTCCCACTCCTTCAGCATGTCCTTGTCATGTTGCGTCAGTTTCATAGGCTGTCTTTAATAAATGCGTCCCACAACTTCAGGAACTCCTTGCTTCGCTCCACATCGAACGTGCGGAGCCAGGAGTTGAACTTCATTCCCGAACTGATAATCTCGCCCACGCCCACATCCGTCTCCAGTTTCTTGATGGCCGAACTCAGCTTGTTGATGGTGTCGGCCTCGGAGGGCGAGGCATAGCGTTTGTCGGCCTCGCGTCCCTCGATGGTGCGGTTAATCTCCATAATCTGCCGGTGGATGTTGGCAATCTGCTGCTCGCGCGTGAGCGTAATACCCACTTTGCGCTCCTCCCACTTGTCGTCCTTCACCCAACGGGAGACCGTCTGGCGGGAGACGCCCACCTTGTCGGCAATCTCCTGCTGGGTGAGGTTGTCCTTCATGTAGAGCATCCCCGCCCATTCCTTCTTCTGCTGTAATGTCAAATCTTTCATGCTTCTGATGCTTTGTTTTCAACAAAGTTCAGCATGAAGATTGGATTAAAGAAAAAAACGCGCATCCGATTCCCACAAATACACACCGCATGCACACTTGCAGTAAAGCGTTACACACTTTTTTGCACGGACCTGAAAACTGCGCTAACTTCGCCGAAAAAGAACGAATGATATGAATGTTTTCAAATCTATATTGAACGATGAAACCGCCTGTCTGCTGCTTTACGGAGAGGTGAGTGACGAGGGCGGCGACGGTAAGATATCGAGCCGCGAATTTGTGAGCGAGTTGTCGTACTGCGACAACAACTATGCCCACATCGAGATTCACATCAACTCGGTGGGCGGCGAGGTGTATCCGGGCATTGCCATCTTCAATGCCATCCGCTCCTGCAAGAGCGAAGTCACCCTGTATGTAGACGGCATAGCCGCCAGCATAGCCGGAGTGATCACCCTCTGCGGCCGCAAGGTGAAGATGAGCCAGTATGCCCGCATGATGCTGCACAGCGTAAGTTGCGGATGCTTCGGCAACAAGAACGACCTGAAGGATGCCATACAGACCATCGAGGGCCTGGAGGACACCATCGCCAAGATTGTGAGCAAACGATGTGGCATCACGCCCGAAGAGGTGAAGAGCACCTACTTCGACGGCAAGGACCATTGGATTACGGCCGACGAGGCGTTGGCGGCCGGACTGGTGGACGAGATCTACGACGTGGACGAGGATGTGCCCGCCGCAAGCACCTACACCGATATCTACAAGATATTTATTAACCGACTGGAGCGGATGCGTTCCCAGTCACAATATGATAAAGACATGAAATTAGAAGATCTGAAGAAAATTCCTCGATTCGCCAACTGCGCCGATGAACAGGCTGCGCTGGCAGAAGTGAATGAGGTGGCTGCGCGCGCCGACAAGGCCGATGAATTGGAGGCGGAAAACAAAGCGCTGCGCGAACGTGTGGCGCAGGTGGAAAACGAACGTATCGAGGAGACGGTGGATAACGCCGTGGCCGACGGACGTATCAACGCCAACCAGAAGGACACTTACAGAAACCTTCTGAAGGCGGACTACAAGAACGGCGTGGACGCCATCAAGGCATTGCGTCCGAAGCGCATTTTGAAAGACGAACTGAACGGCGGCGAACCGGGCGACGGCGCATCCTCGTGGGAGAAGCGCCAGAGAGAGATTCAGAACCGCTATATGAACAGAAAGGGCTGAACCATGAAAGTGCTCCCCCCGAAGAGTGTACGCATCGGCAGTTCGGTGCCCACCGGTAAGAACATCGGCGTCCACGTAAGAGGACGTCAGGTAGTGAAAATGTGAAGTAACAAACTCTAAAAACATATTTGGCAATGGCTTTAATAGTAAACAACTCCAATTACAGCGGTGAGGTTCTTGAGCAACTTCTTACCGTGGCAGCTACCGGCAACGAAATCGTGTCCAAGGGACTGATCAGCGTGATCCCCGGTATCAACAAGGCAGTGTCCATCCCTCGCGTAAAGACGAGCAAGATGCTGCGCAAGCGTGAAAAAAATCCCGTCGTTACAGACAGCAAGGGCAATTTCGACTACAGCGAGAAGAAACTGGAGCCGCATGACCTGATGGCCTTCACCGTGTTCGACCCGAGTGCCTTTGAAAGCATCTGGCGTCCGTTCCAGCCGAAGGGACAGATGGTGTTCCGCGAACTCCCCGCCAACGTGCAGAATACGTTGCTGGAAGCTCTCTCGAAGCAGGTTACCTTTGAGCTGGGCGACCTCTATGTGAACGGTAAGTACGGTGATGGCGAAGGCGAGTTGATGAACGGTATCCTCACCCAGGCATTGAAGGACGATGACATCATCAAGGTGGAATCGGCTGAAAGCACCATGCTGGGTAAGTTGAAGGCCGTGCGCAAGGCTATCCCTACCGCCATGCGTGGCAACCCCGCCCTGCGCATCATTATGTCGGTGAACGACTTCGACAAGTACGATGACGAACTGACCGAGCGTGAAAGCAAGAATGCCAGCGAGACGGATGTGAACGCAGCCCGTTACAAAGGCATCCCCATCGAGACCATCGCCTCATGGCCGGACGACGTCATCGTGGTTACGCTCTGTTCGCCCAACCCCTCTTCTTCGAACCTGTTCGCTGCCGTGAACCTGAGCGAGGATGAGGACGTGATTCAGATCGACAAGGTGGGTCCCGCTTCGGAACTCTACTTCTTCAAGATGTTGATGAAGGCCGACACGAATATCGCCTTTGGTGAAGAGTTCGTGATTCTGGATTCCCGCAGCGCGAGCGCTGGAAGCTCGGCTTCCGCTGAATCCACCCAGAAGGATGAAGAGTAATGACACCGACCATGACACCGCGTGGAATTAGGAACAACAACCCTGGCAACATCCGCCTGTCAGCTGACAAGTGGAGGGGGTTGCGTTCCGTCCAGGCCGACCCTAAGTTCTTCCAGTTTGAGAGCATGGCTTACGGATACAGGGCGATGATGGTTATCCTGCGCAACTACCAGCGCAAGTACTTGCTTCGCACGGTAGCAGATATCATCAGCCGCTGGGCGCCTCCGATTGAGAATGACACCGCCAACTATCTGTCGTCGGTGTGCAAAGACCTTCAGGTTCCCACCACCCACAAGCTGGATCTGGATGACAGGAGCACACTGATAGCCCTGGCAGCTGCCATCTCGAAGGTGGAGAACGGCAAGCCGGCCGTCATGGCAGATGTGCAAGCCGGATACGACTTGATGTAACACCATAGAAGAAAGGAGCGCTTATGACCTGGGAATGGATACTTCAGGCACTGGAGCTTTTGTTCGGACCCGGGTTTGTAGCCGTCTTTTGGGTATGGATCAAGAACCGGGACAACCGGAAGGCTGCATCGGCCAAGGAGAAGGAAGATGTATACAAGACCATGTACGACAACTTGTCGGATACATTAATTGACTTACAAAATGAGAATCTTAAACTTTATAGAGCGGTGCGCGAACTTAACCGCACCATCCAAAAGGCTACGGCTTGTCCTCATTTTGCTGTTTGCCCTCTGCGCAGTGAGCTGCAGAACGGTGCGGGAGTCGTCGACGTCGACCCTCCAGCAGCAAGCAAGCCAAAGCGACAGTCTCGGCGCAAGACGCCTGCTGCTATGGCAAGAGGCGATCCCGGAGAGCAGGGTGACGCTGACTATTCCGAATGACAGCCTGGCGCGCCTACCCAAGGGCGCCAGTTATTCCGGGAAGGAGGGGCAGGCCTCGGTAAGGGTGAGCCGCGACGACCACAACAATATCGTGGTGGTGTCTACCTGCGACAGCCTGCAGCAGCGATGCCTCTATCTGGAGGATGAGGTAGTGAGGATACGTGATGCCCTGCAACAGCAGCAAGCCTCATTATCCAAGGAGTCGGGGCCTACAGCGTGGCAATGGTTCTGGATACGAACGGGCCAAGTGCTGGCTGGGGCCGCCCTCGCCATCCTAATTATAATATTATTGAAACGACGTTTTAAATACATTTGATTATGGCAGAAAGTAATGAAAACCACAGTGTGCTCGACGGCACCGATCTCATCCTCTCGATTGGAGGCAAGGCGTTGGGCTATAGCACTGGATGTAAGGTAAGCACCACCACCGAAACGGGTGAGCGCGTGACCAAGGAAGCCTCGGCAGGCAAGTGGAAGGAAAAGTATGTGAAGAGTTTCTCGGAAACCATCTCGGCGGACGGTTGTGTGCTGACCGATGGCGACAGCGACATTCCTACTTACGACCAGTTGAAGGAACTGCAGATGAAGGGTGCGGCAATCGAAGCCACCTATTCGCTGCGCGACGGCAACAGCCGCACAGGCAAGACCACCGGTGGCTACAAGGGCAAGTACATCATCACTTCCCTGGAGTTGGACGGCCAGGCCGGTGACGACGCCAAGTACAGCCTGCAGCTGGAGAACTCCGGCAAGGTGGAGAAGGTGGGTGACGGCCTGACCGGCTCCGTCGCTTCCGAGGACGAATAATAACGTGTAATATCAGAAATTTGATTCATTATGGCTAATAAGACAATTACCATTAAGGGGAAGACATATCCCTGCTATATCACCAACGGCGCCATGTTGCGCTACAAACGCTCCACCGGAGAAGATGTGAGCAAGATGACCACCGACGACACGGCGAAGATGATTGAATTCATGTATCACTGCGTGGCGAGTGCAAGCCATGCGGGGGACGTGGACTTCGACTTGGACTTGGAGACCTTCGCAGACCTGACCACTCCTGCCGACCTGCAGGCGTTCAGTGAGGTGATCCAGGAGGATTCAAAAAAAAAGTAGAAGATAGCGATGATGAAGTTGAAAGTGATATCGAAACGCTGTTAGGTATTGCGATGGGGTGTATGGGGATGAGTATGGATGACTTTTGCCGATGCACCCCATCTGAATTCAGTCAGGTGTGGAAGTGTCGCCTTCAGCAGGAGACCCGATTGGAGCGCAGCGCTTGGGAACGCAGCCGGTGGGTAGCCACCTGCATGGTGCAGCCCTACTCGAAGAAGTCGCTCGGGGTGAAGGACCTCGCTGTATTCCCTTGGGAAAAAGAAGAGCCGACCAAGCAGAGCGCCAAGCCGGCTATGAGCACAGAGGAAATCAAGGCAAGGTACAAGGATGCCCTGAAGAAGTTTGGATTCAAATAGAAAGGTTAGCCTTTCATTCGCTTCTGCCGATTTTCACTGTCAATCTCCCTCCAGTGATCCAGATAATGATCCAGACCACGGGCCCAAACGATCCCGAGGACAATGGCTCCTACGATAATCAGTTTGATTGCGAACGGATGGTAAGCTAAAAACTCCAACATATAAATCTCATTTTTGCAAATATAGCGATTTAATTTGAAACCACAATGGATAATTCAGTAAAATTCAGAATAGAACTTGAAACGAACGGCGAGAAAGTGCTGAAGACGCTTCAGGTGAACACGGACGATTTCAAGGAGTCTGTGGCTATGGCCGTGGGCGAGACCAAGAAGTTGACCGACGGATTTTCAAAGATGGCGCAGGCTTCGGTCATCGCCACCTCCGTTATATCCGTTGTGAATGGATTGAACCAAGCCGTGAGCACGCTTGCCGAGAACTACGACAGCTTCGACGAGGCAATGCGTGCCGCCAACACGATGGCCGGATTGGACCCGGCGGGCTTCGAGAAACTGACCAACCAGGTGAAGGATCTGTCGAAACAACTACCGATAGCCCGTGAGGAGTTGGCCAACGGACTCTACCAGGTTATATCTAACGGTGTGCCCGAGGATAATTGGATTGAGTTCCTGAACAAGAGTGCCCGTGCTTCGGTGGGCGGCATCGCTGACTTGGGCGAGACTGTTACCGTCACTTCCACCATTATCAAGAACTACGGACTGGAATGGAGTGCTGCAGGTGACATTCAGGATAAAATTCAGATGACCGCCAAGAACGGTGTGACTTCCTTTGAACAACTGGCGCAGGCACTGCCTCGCGTCACAGGATCAGCCGCCACACTCGGTGTGACAATCGACGAATTGTTTGCGTCGTTTGCCACTCTGACCGGTGTAACGGGTAATACTGCAGAGGTGTCCACTCAGTTGGCAGCGGTGTTCACCGCCCTTGTGAAGCCGAGTAGCGAGGCTACCACCATGGCCCAGCAAATGGGCATCCAGTTTGACGCTGCAGCCATCAAAGCTGCAGGCGGTATGCGTAACTTCCTTCAGCAGTTGGATAGCGATATCAAAAGTTATGCTGCCGCCCACGGTAAATTAGACCAGGAAATCTATGGTAAACTGTTCGGATCTGCAGAATCCCTTCGAGCGCTGACTTCACTGACCGGAGAACTCAGCGATAAGTTTGGCGAGAATGTGGAAGCGATGTCGGGCAGTATGGGCACTATTGACGCAGCTGTGGATAATGTGGCCGGCAGTGCGAAGTCGCTGCGTCAGATTATCTCCAACAACGTGTCTGCCTTCGGAGAGTTTGCTACGAAAATCGCCAGCAGCGTTTCGCCTGTACTCTCAGTGGTGGCAGCCACCACCCAATTTGCAATGTCGCTGTACATGTTGAAAACGCCGATATCCACCTGTATCGGACGAATCACCGCCTTTGGTACGGCTTCAGTGGCCACCACCGGAGCGGTGAGGACCCTGACCGTGGCTACCGTGACACTCCGCGCGGTAATGGGCGGAGTACTGGTCGCCGCTATCGGGGTAGTCATCGGAGTGGTGTCGTCACTGATTACGAAGGAAGAGAAGGCAGCTGACAAAACGGACGCTCTGGCTGATTCGATGGAAGCCTTCAAGAACGCTTCGGCCAGTGCGCAGGCTGAAATAAGCATGGAATGTGAAAAGCTGAAGGACCTTATCAAGTCCAAGGGTGACGCTACCGACATTATCAGCCAGCTTAATCAGAAATACGGTCAGGAGTTTGGCTATCACAGCCAGGCCTCGGAATGGTATGACATCCTGACCCGCAAGAGTGAGGCCTACTGCCGGCAAATCGCCTATGAGGCTAAAGCCCGGGATTTGGCCTTCAAAATTGGGCAGAACCAAGTACAACTGGATACCGTAAACCGGAAGAAGGCCGAACTGGAGAAGAACGGCAACGACAAGCAACAGCGCGTAGAATTGGTGACTAAGTGGAACTCTGCAGGGCAGAAGACCCTCGGTTGGCAGAAAGTGATTCGCGATACCCAAGAATATGCCAATTTAAAGGACGAAGCCAACCAACTCACTGGCGAAATCAAAACATTGCAGGACGAGTTGGCCAACAGTCTGAACATGGCCAAAGAATCCCAGCAGGAGATTGCGGACAGCGCTCAGACTGCCACTCAGGCTGTGAATTGGGAAACGATGAGTTACACCGACCTGAAGCAGGCTATCGAAAAACAAACGGCCGTAGCACAGGGCAAAGCCGGAACCAAAGACCTGGAGGGCGCCAAGAAGGAAAATGATTTGCTGACAAAGATGGTGGCCCGCAAGAATGCCTTGGATAAGCAATATAACTACGGCTCCTCCTCGAGCAACGAGTTCGATGGAAAGAAACTTATCGCTAATGCCACCTCCTATCTGGCGCTCGGTAACAATGTGAAATACTATCAGGCACAAATCGAGAAAACGAATAAAAGCGAGGCTGATAAGATAGCCAGACTGACCAAGTTGAGGGACGAGGCTCAGAAGTCGCAAGACGCAGTGAAGCGCCTCTATGAGGAGATGGGACGGCCTACCTCATTCGATTCCCTCGAAGACTTCGACAAGGAACTGACCTATCTGCAGGACCAGCGTGCCACTGCCACGCAAGAAGAGTTGGGCGGTTTGGACGCTCAGATACGTCGTGTGACCGACCTTAAAACGGCGTTCGAACAGGGTTCGCATGTCGGCATCGGCATTGACGATGTGGAGAATATCCAACAGGCTGAAACGGAACTGTCGTACTGGGAACAGCGTATCAGACAGGTGAGCGGTACGGAACAAACCGAAGCCGTGAAGGTGCGTGATGTCTGGAAGGAGAAAGTGCGCGTGATGAACGAGGGCACTACCATTCCTGTGCCTGTGGCTGACCTTTCGAATCTGCAGGAGGCCACCGATGCCATCAGTTACTACGAGCAGAAGATCCTGCATGCCGGTGAGACGGAGAGCCTGGAGATTCAGCAGCGCATCAACGAATATAAGAAGTGGAAGAAGGAGCGTGAGAACGCCCTGAAGACCGCCTCGAAGCCCGCTAACCTCAGTCAGTTGAAGACTGTAGGCGAACTGACCGAGGCTATATCCTGGTATACCGATAGCATGCAGACCCAAAGCGATGTGGAGATAGAGGCTACGCAGCGCACTATCATCGCTTTGGAAAAGAAGCGTGACGTGCTTCAACGTCTGGCCGCCATCCCCAAGATGCAGAGCGAGCTGGACGACCTGAGCAGCCTGAGCGGGCATAAGTTGACCATCGAGTTGGAGGCTATCGGTGTGGACTCCATCCGTGACAAGATACGCAGCCTGCAGAAGTTGCTCGATGATACAAAGAATCCGCTGGGCGAAGACCAACGAAAGGAAGTGCAAAAGCAGGTGTCCGCCTGGAAGAGTTACGAGAAGCAGTTGAAGAGAAGTCAGATTCGCGTGCAGGACGTATGGGGTTCCATCAAAGGTGTCGGTGGATCTATCGAGAATATGACGGACGCCCTCAAGGGCAACACCAACGCCTGGAAAAAGATTACCGCGGTGATAGACGGGATGATGTCGCTGTATGAGAACTTCTCATCCATTATCTCTATCATCGGTCTGTTCACCAAGGCTTCGGAAGGTCATGCCGCCGCCAAAGTGGTGGAGGCCGGTGCAGAAGAAACGGAGGCCGGAGCTACGGCAGCAAGTGCTGCAACTTCAGTGGTCGCCAGTACAACCACCACAGCAGCATTGATTGAAGAAACCGCTGCATGGAGTGCACTGGCCGCAGCCAAAACGTTTGCAGCTCATGCGGAAATTCCCTTCGCAGGAACAGAGATAGCATCTGGCTTTATAGCACAGCAGCAAGCCATCATTGCTGCAGCCGCCATTCCCAAGTTTGCCAAGGGTGCCGTGCTTTACGGGCCTACACTCGGCATTATGGGTGAATACTCCAACGCTGCCAACAACCCCGAGGTGGTGGCCCCGCTCAACAAACTGAAGGACCTGATTCAGCCGACGGGCGGCATGGGCGGCACCGTGGAGTTCCGGATAAGGAGAAGAGAGTTGGTAGGCGTCCTGAAGCAGGATGAAAGAATACAAATGAGAACCAGATAAAGGAGGATGAATATGTACACTATATATAAAGGTATATTCTACAGCGAGGACAATGTCCGGTACGAGGTGGAGATTGAGAGCACCGACAGCAGCAAGGCGGTTGGCGAGCTGCTCTTCTCGGCCGACACGCCCGTGGAGATTGAATGGAACGAGGTGGACAAGTTCGAGCCGGTGCAAGGGTCGGCCATGACGCTGACGCTGATCAGCGAGAAGGACCGCAAGTACGTCGACCTGTACACCATCGAGCCGGGCACCATCCGGGCCAACGTCTATCGCGAAGGAAAGATCTACTGGAGCGGCATGCTCGATCCGGAACTTTTCGAGGAGCCGTATTCCTACAAGCAGGACTACGAGGCACAGTTCGTGTTCTCAGACTTCGGTATCCTGGACCGCAAGGAATGGGAGAAGACGGGGCTGAGCACGATGGAGGAGGTGTTGATGGATTGCATCGAATCGACGGGCATCCGGTACACCGACCTGAAGCGGTTCATCAGCACGAAGCGCAACCAGTATGAGGCGCTCGACATGAGCAAACTGCAACTGCTCAACGACAACTTCTACGACGAGGACGGCGAGCCGATGACCAAGCGCGAGGTGCTGGAAGCCATCCTGCAGCCTTTCGCCCTCAGATTAATGCAGAAGGGCGGCAACCTCTATCTCTTCGACCTGAACAGCATCTACGAATCGATGGACACGCAGGAGGTGTACTGGAAGAGCGACGATGCCGTGCTGGGTGCGGACGTGGTGTACAACGATGTAAAGCTGACCTTCTCGCCCTACGGCGACACCACCCTCATCGACGGCAGCCTGGAGCACGATGATGTGCTGCCCGACAAGACGGGCTCGCTCTGGTTGATGGATAACGATTGGGACAATGCGGCCGACGGATTCGAGATGGCCGTAGGCGAGCAGGACGGCCTGTCCCTGACGCTGGCCGGTGCGGCCCAGTTCTTCCGTGTGGATACGGAATACAGTGGCAGCGATGAAGCCGGTGTGGTGTATGGCTATAAAGGAAACAGTAAGAACAATTACGACAAGACGTTCGGCAGTTTCCCGAACGTGCATAATGACGGTGTCTACTCCTCGTCGCCCATCTTCACCTGTAATCTGGGATTCCTGGGCAACTCGAGTTACAAGCGGGCGAACTTCAACCTGAAGATCCTGCTGAGTGTGCTCTTCGACGTTCGCTACAATCCGTTTGAAAGTGCTGCCAAGAAGAACGAGGAGGGCAACTACGACCGTTTGAAGAACTGGTGCAACTTCGGATACATCCCCTGCATGCTGCGACTGCTGGATGCGAACGGGAAGGTGTTGTACCACTATGAGAACCGGGTGGTGATGGAGTCGGATAGCTACAAGCAGACGTTTGCGAAGTGGGTGGCCGGCGACGGAAACTGGGGCTGCATGTACCTCGGGTATTACGACCGCAGCGACCGCAAGAGCGCTACAGGCTTCGGCGGCTGGCAGGCCAACAAGCAAATCATCGGTTACTACCGCGACGGCCTGCCCAAGAACTGGGAATCGAAAGGTGACGGTGAATACATCGCCCTGCCTCCGGGCAGCGGATGGCTGGAACTGACCATCGGCGAGGGCGTGCATCAGTTCGACTACAAACGCGAGGAGAAGGATATCTACTCCCGTGCCCGCTGGCTGATGTACAAGGATCCTTCGGTGGAACTGGTGAACAAGAACGGCACAAGCATCGAATCGGAGGACGTGGAGTTCACTGCCTGGATCAACCGGAAGGCGAAGGAGGAATATACGGTGGACACCACGGTGGGCTGCATGGGCAAGACGCCCAATCCTGCGGCGCGCGGTGTGATCATGGATATGAATGCCAGTCCCGTGGACGAGTTCTACAAGGCTGGAGTGACCGATAGGTTGGAGAAACTGCTGATAGGATCGATATACAGCCAGTATGCCGACCGCAAAGCCACGCTGTCGGGCACGGTGCGCCTGCTGAGTGACATGAGCGTGCTGACAGATGAATCCACCGCCGGCAAGTTTGTGCTGCTGAGCGAGGTGCAGGACCTGCAGCAGGAGACGAGTGAGATAACCATGGCGGAGTTTGCCGCCGACAATTATGAAGGAATAGAATACGAATGATAATATGGCAAAGAAAGCGTACAGCGTAATAGCAATCACCCGCACCGCATTGCCCCGCAGCAAGCGGTTGCGCGAACTGGGCACGTCGGGGACGGTGTCCGGTGGAAGCAGTGTGGTGGTGAAGGGAAGCGGAACAGGCGACGTGACCGCTACGGGAGGCGATGGCCATACCCATGCCAACAAGAGCCTGCTGGATTCGTTGTCGGCAGACAGTGACCGGTATCTATATATCAGCCAGTATGATTCTATCAATGACGAAACCACGGTGGAGAAGGTGAAGGCAGGATATGCCGACGTGGCCCACGACCTGGACGAAGAGAGCCCCATTATGAACAAGTTCCTGCGCAAGGATATTGAGGACGCTGCCGCCGAGGAAATCACTTTTGACAAAGGATTGAAGGTGGGCACCTATGTGAACGGTATGGTGGGCGGATCGGGAGGCAAGATAGACGGTGACGGCCGCGCGGAATTGACCAGCCTGACCCTTCGCGAGTTCTTGGAAGTGCCGGAGCTTCGGTTCAACCGCATCGATGTGGTGAGCGGGGAACTGTGGAACAGCATTGCTTTCGGCACCATTGAATCGGTGGATACCGAGAACTGCATAGCCTCGCTGAAACTGGAAGATGGTGAGCGCAGCGGTTTGCATCAGAATGATATTTGCCGGGGTATCTTCAGCAACTTCGGCAACGGAACCCAGAGCACCGATGTGGACGGCTGTGGCTTCGAGCAGCTTTACGGCTTCTCCACCTCATATTTCACGCCCACCGAAATCCTGACCAACAAGGACGGGGTGTTCCGATTCCGTTATGCACTCAAGGCAGGCACTAGCGTGCACCCTTGTGTGGCGATGAAGTTTGCCGTGTATGGTAACTTTACGGATGCCTCCAGAAGGGCCTCTGCCTATCAGACCCGAACCTATACCAGGTATCTGGCCAATGTGAGCACGTGGGTCATCGACCCGGATACGAACATCTATGCCCAATACGGTTCGTTGGACGGCCTTCAGATTGGCTCGGTGAAGATGACGGGCTACGGATCGTTCCAGAGCAATGCCTATTTCAAGGGAGTGCAGATACAGCTTCGTTCCGACCAACTGGCCGATCTGAAAGGAGAGTCGGCCTACAGTGTGAACCTCACCGGAGAGGAAGGACTGGTGACTGTGGATGACGAGGGGAACATTGTGGGCGGAACGCAAGCCCTATATAACGTGACATCGGCCGAGGCGAATGTGGCTTCGGGCAAGTATAATGTGGTGGCCCTTGGATACCGGTTGCAAACCAGAGTGCAGGCCTTCAAGGGGGCGGAGGAACTGGAGTTCTCTACCGAATACGGGGAAGGGAAGTTTGAAGTGGGCCTGATGTGTGTGGGCTGCTCGGCCAGCATGGTAGGCGGTGTGTTGACCGTATTGACCATCACCAACCCCGACAAGTGCTGGGTGGAGCTGACGGTGAACTGTGAGGGATGCGCCGTCTTTACCAAAGAATATCGGATTACGGCCGTGAGAAACGGCACGTCGCCCCTGACAGCGGATATCGACAACGAGATGGCCGCCGTAGCTTGCAACTCGGACGGTAAGGTGCTGTTCGGGCTGCCGGTGAGCACCCGCATCAGTGTGTGGCACGGCACGAGCCAACTGGATATCGACGAACTGACACTTACTCTGCCCGAAGGGGTGACGGCTACAGCCGACCGAAAACCGGAAGAGGGCAGCCAAAGCGGTAAGGTGGAGGTGACGGGAATCACCGATGCGGCCGAGAGTGTGTTGCCCATTGCTATCGTGGCCAAGGCCACCTATGCAGGCGTGCAGTATGCGATGAACCTGCAGTTCTGTGTGACCAAGCAGGTGTGTGGCGAGAATGCCGTGATTTACCAGCTGGCACCGAACATATCGAGCGTGAAGGTGGACGAGGAAGGCAATTACTCCGACAAGGCCTTGCAGGTGGCCATTACGCTGACGGACGGAAAGACTTCGTCCGTCCCTGAATCCCTGCCTGCCGGCCTGAGAATGACCTATCAGGTATACGATGCGGAGAAGGACAAATACGGCGATGAGCAGGCCTACACCTATAACACGGCGGTAGACCTGAGCGGGCAGAAGCTGACCCATAACATCAAGTTCTTCTTGTATCAAAACGATGTGTTAATCGACCAGGAATGCATTCCCATTCTGGAGGATGGGAAGAGTGTGATTATAGCCGACTTCGACAATGAGATGGATGCGGTTGCCTGCGATGAGTCTGGAACGGTGTTGGATGGTTATCTGCCTATATCCACCAACTTCACTATCAGTGCGGGCGGGCAACAGCTGGAACTGATATCGCTGAGCGTGGGGAACGTGACGGGGGTGACGGCCACGGCAGACAAGACTACAGGCAAGGTAGAGGTGACTGCCATCACCAAGGAGGCGGCCAGGACACTGCGCATCCCCATCACAGGACAGGTGAAATTCGGCAATGCCATCTACAACAAGACCCTTTATTTCGTGGTGAACAAGGTGGTGGCGGGCGAGAATGCGGTAATCTGTCAGTTGCGGCCCAGTGTGAGTGTCATCAAGATAGACAAGGACGGTAATTATTCGCCCACAAGCGTAAGCTGCAAGCTCAGAGTCACCAACGGGAGCCGCACCTGCGATTTCACATCCTTACCTGACGGATACTCTATGAAGGTGTCGCAGGATGGAGGAAGTGAAACGAGCTATACCATCAACACCGACTATGCGTTGAAAACCGCCTCGTCGGCAGTGTCGTCCAATGTCACATTCTATCTCTACTCGGGTACTACCCTGATGGACAAGGAGACCTTGCCTTTGGTGGTAGACGGGACGGATGGCACGGACGGCACATCACCCACGCAATACGAGCTGGTGCCCTCCAACCTTCCGCTAAGAATCAGCGTAACGGGGAGCATCAGTCCGGCGAAGTTTGCGGTGTATCTGTATGGTATTACGGGGAATGAGCGCGTAGCCAAGACACCCACTTCGTGGAAGGTGGAAGGCTCGACAGACGGGGACACATGGAAGACCTATGCGTCGACGAACTATTCCACGAGTGGAAATACACTTACGGTGAACAATATTTCCCAGAGTTACACCTTTTACCGCATCACAGCCACGATAGACGGCAGGGATATCTTTGCCTATGCGACGATCGGAGGGCAGGAGGGTGTGGGCATATCGAGTGTGACAGAGTATTATGCGAAGTCCAACAGCGGCACATCAGCTCCTGCGGACAGCAGTTTCTCCACCACGATACCGACCATCGATGATAGCAATCCCTACTTGTGGAATTACGAATCCATTGCGTACACGGATGGCACTAGCAAGAAGACGGACAAGCACATGATTGGATACAAGGGCAAGAACGGAAGTGACGGTGATACGGGTAACGGTATCTCAAGTATCAAGGAACATTATCTGGCCACATCCTCATCCTCCGGTGTAACGACTAAAACCAGTGGATGGAAGGACACAGTGCAGACGATAAGTTCGAGCAGCCCCTATCTGTGGAATTACTCGACTGTGACCTATACCAATGGTACCACATCGGACTCTACTCCAGTAATCATCGGCCACTATGGCAAGGATGGTGATAAAGGCGACAAGGGCGATAAAGGTGACAAAGGTGACAAAGGAGATAAAGGTGACAGAGGCTCCATGCCTCGTTACAGAAAAGCGTGGGCCACAAAGGGCTCATCGGATGCGTATGTATACGATTCGAATTATTGCGACATAGTAGTGCATAACGGTAAAGCATACAAGGTGGCTGTATATGGCACTTCTTGCACCACCGAAGAACCTGGGAAGGACAGTAAATGGGAGGAGGCCAATACATTTTCGTTTGTGGCGATGGATACTGCCCTCATTGATGGGGCCAGCATTGCCGGCTTCACGTTCAAGGATAACAAGATGCAGTCTGAGGATGGTGAGAGCCTTATCCTTGATGGCGTGAAAGGTGAGATTACGGCTGTGAAAGGCACATTTGGCGGTACGCTGAATGCGGTAAGTGGATCTTTCTCGAAGTTGACGTGTAAGAATGGAAGTACGGAAGTGGGATCTATTACATTCACGGATAAAGGATATATTTCGTTGTATGCCAATTCAAGGGTAAATATTAACAAGGCTTATATTGGAGAATGTGAACTACCCACGGCTACTATATCCTTTGCGGATGTGACACGTGGATACTTCAGTTATTTTGGTAGTAGGTATCGCACTTACGCATTAGTCGTGGGGGCGAAAATGACGGTCTGTGCGGGCCCCACTACGACGAAGTCTGTAACGCTGAATAAATCAGGCGCGATCACGACCGCGTATTTATTGGAAGTCAATCAAACAATAGACAACATTTCGGTGCCCATTGATATAATCATATTCAAAAACACATCAAAGTGTTATTATGTATTGAGCATGAACTCACCGCAACGGGTGCTTTTGATGAATACCAATGATGACGTAACAGCGTATATTTATCAGAACAATAAAGCAGTTGCATTGGAAGGAGGGAATGTGAGAGAAGCCATCCAGTTAGATACAACATTATCTGCCATGAGCGATGGGAATGCATCGTATGGCTGCAATTTGCTGTTTGGAGGTAATTATAATAACAACGCTTAAATATATAAAGATATGGCAACAATAGATTTCAAGAAATTCGTGATTTTCACAAACATCTCACATACCGAATGTATGGAGATGGATGCAAGTGAGCAGTTCGCCAATGTGGTATACATGCGTGGCACGGGAGTGAGAGCCCATGCCCTGGCATTCGATATTTACAAAGGAAAGACGGAATGGAACGAGGACGAGATTGACATGATGTGTCGTTTCGCGGAGTTCGTATCACCGGCCTTCCAGGATTCGTTTAACGCTTATATAAATAAGGAATAATGGCAGAAGAGTTACAGAACCTTGACATCCGGGACTTCACCGCGGTCAGTGGCCTTGATGCATCCGATTATGTGTTGCTCGTACTTGCCGGCGGCACGGCCGGACGTGTGAGCGTGGGTATGCTCAAGAAGTCCGTCTCCAATTCCCTCCAGCCCTCGATCCAGGACGGGTATTGGTGGATAGGGGACACGAACACCGAGGTGGTTGCCGAAGGTATGTCGGCCGAGTTCCGGAAGGGAGAGCTCGGCGTCGAGTGGAAGTATACCACGGAGGATGAAACGAAGTGGAGGTTGCTTGTCAACTTCACGGATATCACGTGGAAGTTTGATGACCTGACGGACGAGCAAAAGCAGTTGCTCATCCCTCATCTGTCGGATCTGACCGAAGAGGAAATTGCAGAGCTGCAGCAACCGGCTGCCAATATGATTGCGACATTGGAGGAAACGAATAAGTCGGTATCAGAAGCGGAAACGGCTAGAGCAAATGCGGAAACGGCCAGGGGAAGTGCGGAGAGTGAAAGAGTGAAGGCCGAGACGGCCCGGGCTGATGAGTTCGCCAAACTTAAAAAGGCAAGCGAGGAAGCCACCTCCGCAGCCACACAGGCAAAGACGGATGCAGATGCGGCTACCAAAAGCGCCAAAGACGCGACCACAGCTGCAAATGATGCGGCTGGGAAAGTGACAGATGCGACCACTGACTTGACAAAGGAGAGGACGGCTGTAACGGAAGCTGCCGCTGCAGCCCTAAAGTCAGCAGATACAGCGGATCAATCCGCAAAGGCGGCGTCCAAGCAGGCGGCGCGTGCCAAGGAAATTGCCGACCACCAGCCTTACATGGGTGATAACGGGAACTGGTGGCAGTGGAACAGCACAACGCAGCAGTATGAGGATTCCGGACGGTTGGCCACGGGTGGTATCATGTATCCCACCTTCTATATCAACAAGAAGCTGCACTTGATTATGCGGTACCAGGATACCATATCCAAGGACCGCTTCTATCTGAATCGAAAGAACGGACATTTGTATTTTAAAGTAAAATAAGGAATTATGGCAGAAACGATTATTTATGACGAAATGGATGTCGGCGCTATCGGTATGGTCTATGTGGGCCCCTATAGCGAGAGCGAATCCTACGAGTACGGGAATGTCGTGACAACGGAGGACTCGTCCTACTGCTCCGCTCAGGACGGTAACGTGGGACATGCCTTGACAGACACGGAGTGGTGGATACCAATGGCCCTTGGTACATCCGCCACGGCAGCCGCCAAGAAGGCTACGGATGCCACCACAGACGCTGCCACCGCCACAAGTGAGGCCAAGACAGCGACCTCCCAGGCTACTAAGGCAGCTGGCAAGGCCCAGCAGGCAGTGAAGAGTGTGGAGACGGCCCTGCAGAACCTGTCCACTCAGGCGCAGGAATGCACGGACGCGGCAGCCAGTGCGGAGGCCGTGACGCAGACCGCCACCGAGAAGATCTATGTGATGGATGCCCTGATCAAGAGCTACTCCATCGAGGCGCAGGCAGCGCCCATCCGTATGGAGGTGGACTATCCGGAGACCATCAGTGTGAAGAACAAGGTAGCGCAGCGCATCGTGGCGCAGCTGTATCCCACGTATGTGATGCAGAACGTGCTGTACCAGCGCGAGGAGGGCACATCGCTCCGCGTGAACCCGTCCGGCGAGCTCACCGTGAAGGGCGAGGGCGCCACCACCTTCTACCTCATCCCGCCGCAGCACACCGCCTTGTGGCAGGAGGTGACCATTACGGTACGTCCGCCCCGAATCCGCCTGACGGGCAGCGGCAAGATACGTTTGAATGGCGGCAGAATGAGAATCGTATAACCTTTAAATAGCATTAATATGGCATTTACAGATGAAGAAGAAAGCAAATTGAGAACCATTATCTCTGCCTTCGACGAGGGCCAGCAGGTGGATGACCTCCCCCTGTCGGACACCACGGTGCAGGATAAGGAAATCGAAGTGTACGACGCGAAGAACGGCAACAGCGAGCGCATGTCGCTGGAGGATGCCGTGAAGTCGGTCAATGCGCCCTACTTCGGGCGAGTGTTCAACAACGCCAACGCCACGCCGCTTGCCGCCACATGGGTTGGCAGTCTGGCCTTCGGCCGCACGCTGGCCGACCAACTCGGATTGGGCTGTTATCTGGTGCAGAACGACCACACCCGGCGCAAGCTGGATCCGAACAACCACTACCGCTTCGCCAACGGTGAGACGGCGAAGCTGGACGGCTCGATGGGTCATTACATGTGGGGCTGGAGCAAGCCGTTCTACATCGCCTTCCAGACCGTTGGCGGGCTGTTTCAGGAGTTGGTCAGCCTCAGTCCGATTCCCGGCTGTTACAACTACAAGATTCCTGTAGGCTCGATGTCGGCCAGCGGCTTCGGTACCATCGACCGCACGTCAGGAGCGTTGGTAAGTTACCTGAACGACGACCCGCAGTATCGCGGCGGTGACAACAAGAGCGACTATGACGACACCTATCGCACGCTGTGTGGCAAGGCTGCCACAAACATGACCGCCGAGGCCTTCCGTGCGGCCGCCCGCAAGAACGGCACCGGATGGCTGAGCGGCACGATGCGCCACAGCACGGTAGTCAAGGTGCTCTTCGAGGTTATCTTTGGCACGCGCAACGTGCAGGCAGCGTATAACTCGAGCAAGGACAGTGACGGTTTGTACCAAGGCGGACTGGGTACGGGTGTGACCACCATCGCCAGTGCGACATGGAATACCTTGAACGGTTATCGTCCGTTCCTCCCGATGAGCGCCGGCGTGGAGCTGGGCGATTCCTGCGGTATCTCCAACTACGAAGTGAAGGGCGAGGATGACTCCACCGTCTATACAGCACCCATCCCCGTATTCTTCGGCCTAAAGAACCTCCACGGCTATCTGTGGCGACAGCAGGATGATGAGTTCGCCCGCGTCAACGAGGATACGAGCGTCACCCACCTGGTGGCACCTTCCATTTATGGCGAATGGACCATCGGCGACGAGACCGGCATGCTGGCCCTCTCCACCTCACCGACAAAATGCAGCAGTTATATCAAGACGGTAAGCTATGATAACCTGGAGAACTTCCCGACGCAGGTAGGCGGTTCGGAGACCACATACCACTGCGACTATTTCTGGAACAATTCAGGTGTAACGTCTGGCTTCCGGCTTGTGCGGCGTGGTTGTACTGCGGACAGCGGTTCCTATTCGGGTCTTTCGGATGTGAGTGTGAGCTTTGCTGTCTCGTATGCCAATGTGGACATTGGCGCGCCCCTCTGCGAAGCAGAGGATGAGTGGTCGGTGGAGCCGGTGTATGCGGAAGCGGCCTGATGGACCCGTGAGGGTGCGGAAGGATGCGGTGTGACCGCGGGAAACAAAGAACCCGCGGCCGTAGGCCGCCCCTGACGCAGCCTTGGACCGGTATTTTGATAGCGTTCTTTGACTTTTTTCCATATTTGTTTT